CGCCGCTAGCCGTAGACGTAGACCGGTGCCGCCATCGGATCCGAGAAGAGATACCAGCGGTTTGCCGGGATGAGCGGCTCGACCAGCGGCTGCACGAAGCCGGCGTAGACGTTAGCGTTGCTGGTCTGCGTCGCTTGGACCGAGACCGTGAGCTGCCGCGCGGCGAGCTCCTGGTTTGGCCCGACCAGCAGGCGCATCTGGGCACCGACCGCGATCGGCAGCCCGTCCAGGGTCTTCTGTCGCATCACCGCGGCACGGCCCAGCGCCAGGTTCGGCAGGTCGAGCGCGGTGCCCGCACCCGCCTTGTTGGCGCGCGCTGCGGCGGTGCCGAACACCGCCGCGGCACCGGTGATGAGCGTGGGGCCGTCGCCGGCGGCGCTGTTCACCAGGGCATAGGCGGTCGCGTTCTCGAAGTCCGCGACACGCCGGCCGATCATGCTGGCGAAGTCGGTGAAGGCGCCGAGATCGTCGTTGACCAGCATCTGCCGCGTGACGCGGATGCGGCGCGCGAAGGTCTGCAGGAAGACCAGCTCCTGGCTTTCGGACATGGTGCCGGCCTGGACCTCGCCATTCTCCGACAGCGGCAGCAGGGTCGGGAAGTCGCCGACGCGGAGGTGGCGGTGCGGCTTGAAGTCGCGGAAATCGCGGCGGAGGAACAGCGTGCGGTAGGTGGGCGCGGCCGGCGCGTAGGCCGCCAGCAGCATCTTGTTGGCCGCGGCGGAGAGCAGCGCGGGGAAGTCGCTGGTGGTGTGGAAGGCGCGCTCGGCCAGGATGGTCGGGTTGCGCGGGACGTTCCGCTCGCCACGGGCGCGGAGCAGTTCCCCGATCATGTCGGAGGGCCGCCAGCCCAGGAACTCGGTGTGGCGGCCGGTGGCCGGCGCCTGGTAGCCGGGCATGGTGCGGGCGGCGAGCGCCTCGGCCATCGCGTCGAGAAGCTGCGACGGATCGTCGTTGGACGGGCCGGTGTCGGGGCGCGCCGGCAGGGACGGGCGCGCGGCCCCGCTGGTGAAGGCCTCCCACAGCCGGCCGCGCAGCACCTCGGGCGAGACGCGGTCGCGGATGGCGGCCTCGCGCATGGTGTCGAGCATATCGGGGGTCACCAGGCCACGGGCGGCGGCGAGCACCGGCTCATAGCCGGCGATGCGCTCGACGGCGGCGCGCTCCGCCTCGGCGCGGATGGCGTCCAGATCGGGCGCCGGCGGCGCCGCACGGATCGGCTCAGGCGGGGTGGCGGTCGTCGTGGTCACGGGGACCTCCTGGTGCGGGATGGTGGGCGGCGCGGGCGGCGCCGGCGCGGGATCCGGCGAAGCCGGCGTCGTCTCGGGCATGGGTGGTTCCTCGGGGATGGTCAGGGCGGGTTCGATGGCGATGGCGGGGGCGCCCTGGTCCCCCTCGCCACGGACGACTGCGGCCGCGTCCACCGGGACGGGCACGATCGAGATCTCGTAGGGCTCCCAATCCACCGCGCGGTGGATGGTCTGGCCGGTGGCGGCATCGGGCCGGGGCTCGTAGCGATGCACGCGGTATCCGACGCTCACCGACTGCAATGTGCCGTCGGCGACGCGCTGCCAGACCGGCTCCACGTCATCGGCGCCGCTGAATTGCAGGGTTGCGTAGCCGCGTCCGGCCTCGAGGCGGGCGGCGGTGACGCGGCCGAGCACGTCGCGCGTGCCGGCGCGGCGGTGGGTGTCCAGCACAGGCGCGCGACCGGAGCGGAGCGAGTCCATGCGCACCGCCTCTGGCCGCATGTCGAGCTCTTCGAGGATCGGCCCATAGGGCGGCACGAAATTGCGGGCCCGCGCGCCGGTGCTCCATACCACCTCGACGGTGCGGGCTGCGCGATTGACGGTGACGGGCGCCGCCAGGGCGCGGCAGGCTACGATCGATTGCCCAGCGGTGGGCAGTCGATCGGGCGCAGGTTTCTGCTCCGGCGCGGGGAAGTCCCCGCACGGCTCGATCGGCTCGGTCATGAGATGTGCTCCTGGGCGGCGCCGTTACGGCGCGGCGAAGCCCTGCGCGTTGATGTAGACCTGCGCGCCGGTGGTGATGCAGGCGACGTTCATCGCCGTGGCGGCGGTGCCGCGTAGCGGCGTCGGGAAGGTGATCTCGACCGGGGCCGCCATCGCCGCCGGCAGCAGCTGGCGCCAGATCACCGTGGCGCCGTCCTTGATCACCACCTCCGTTGCCACTGTCGCGTGTGCATTGCGGATATCGATCGAGGTGACGTAGTTCCGGATGCCGGCCGCCGCCGCGGCACGGAGCACCACGTCGGTGGTGTTGACGATCCCACCCGCGGCAGCGGCGTACTGCCAGTCGGCTTCGGGGATCGCGTAGGGCTTGGTCACGAGCGCGCCGATCAGCGTCGCCAGCAGGTCCACGCCACGCGCCGTGGTGACGGCGACCGGGTTGGCCGAGTAGCCCGTCGCCGCCAGCACCGGTACCGCACCACTGGTGTTGCGGGCCTGGCCACCCACCGGGGTGACGCTCGGCGGGATGGTGCTGAGGACGTTCACGCCCAGCCCCTGGCCCGCAACGGACTGGCCGCGACCCGCCGTGATCTCGGTGGTGAGCTCGGCGTAGTCCGCGATGGTGACGAACTGGACCTTGATGTCGGTGTTCGAGACCGGCGCGAGGTTGCGCGAGATCGAGGCCCAGCCAGTGTTGAGATAAGCGCCGGTGAAGGTCGAGCCGACCAGGTCGAAGCTGTTGGCATCGATCACTGTGATGGTGAAGGTGCCATTCGCGCCGGGTACGCCGGAGACGTCCGCCACCGTCACCACGTCATTGGTTGCAAAGCCATGCGCCGCCCGCGTGATGCGCACCGCGCCGCCGCCGTTGTTCGCCACCGCGGAGATGCCGCTGATGAACTGCCGGTTCCGCACGCGGATCCGAAAGCGATACAGCGCATTCGGCTCGGGGATCTGCTGATGGCGGACATAGGAGTTCGAGCGCGCCGCGGTGGTGTCGAGCAGGCGGCCATGGAAGTAGCATTCGTCGTTGGTCGGCTCGAGCTCCAGTACCGACCAGCCGGCCGGGGCCGTGGTCGGGATGGTGCTGCCGGAGGTGCTGCCGAGGCGCGGCGCGCCCTCGCTCTGGACTTCGTAATTCGCGAGCGTCGCGCTGGCCCCGTCCAGCCGCCAGGCCGCCGCGCTGCGGCCGTCCGGCTGCGCTGTGGTCGGATCGATGCTGACCAGCTCGAGCCAGACCGACTGGCCGACGATGCGCTGGCTCATGTTCACCGCCACCATGACCCGCAGCGGGATGGTGAAGGTGGTGCGGCTGGTGAGCGTCAGCTCATCGTCGAGCATGGTGCCGGTGGAGATGGTGACCGCGCCATCGGCCACGGTGTGGGTGATGCCGCCGCCGGTCGCCGCGATCTCCCACCGCGCCGGGTTGATCTCGGTACCGTTGAAGCTGTCGCGGAACTTCTTCTGCATGCTCTTGATCTTGAGCATGTCGTCGGTCCAGTCGTAGGCGCCTGCGATCATGGCTGTGCTCCTGGATTGGGGGCAGCGCCCGCATCCGCACGCGGCGAGGCGGCGCCGGTGGCGGCGATTTCGATGGCGGCGAGTTGCGCGGCGTCCTGGGCGGCGCCGGACTTCGCGACGCGGCGCGGATCGCTGTCGAGAGACAGGCCCGCCTCATCCAGCAGGGCATTGGCCTCGCGGATCATCTCGACCACCTGGCGGAAGTCGTAGCCGAAGGCGCCGACCGCCTCGGGCTGCGGCACAAAGCCGGCGCGGACCTGGGCGATCAGCGCCGTGGTGTCCTTCAGTGGGTCGATCATCTCGTGCGCGGGCGGGACGTGGGAGAGGCCGTCCGGCACGTCCGCGCCCCACAGCCCGAGCAGCGCACCCTGTGCGTGGAAGCGATCCGCGATCGGCCGCACCAGCATCGGGATGAGCATGCCGTACTGCACCTGCTCGCAGAGGCGGCGGAACTCGATCTTGCCGGCGCGGAGCGAGGAGTAGTTCGCCTGGGTGAGATCGCCCGCCACCTGGTCATAGGTCAGGCCGGTGCCGACCGCAGAGGCTTCCAGGGCGCGGCGGGCGAACGCGGCGTGCGACCCGCCCCCGCTCGGATTCACCACCTCCACGCTGCCCATGCCGCGGCGATACAGGATCATGCCGGGCTCGAAGCTCTCCACCGTCCGGCCCTGCGCGTCCCGCAGCAATCCGGACGCCGGGCCAGTTATGGCATCGTCGCCATCCTCGGAGACGACCGCGGCGAGGCAGGCCTCGATCTTGGCCTTCATGAGCAGCGCGGCCTCGTAGTCGCCCAGGTCGCGCAGGCGCGTCAGCACCGGCGCCAGCCAGGACACGTCCCGCAACTGGCCGGGCCGGCGCTTGCGATAGATGTGCAGCACGTCGCGGGCCGGGACGCGTTGGCTGCCTAGCCAGGTGGCGCCGCCCGGCAGCACCCAGGATGCGCCGGGATGCACACGATGCAACCAGTAGCCGACCGGCTCACCCGCATCGCCGAGGCCGATGCCCTGCAGCGTGGGGACGCCCTCGATCACGCCCTGCCTTGCCGTGTCGAGGTGATCGCTCTCCAGCACCTGTAGCCGAAGCCCGATGGGGTTGGAGGGCGTGATGTCGGCCGGCAGCAGGCGGACGAAGCATTCGCCGCTCTCGACCACGGCGCGCATGACCAGGGCTTGCAGGGCATAGAGGTCGAGCTTGCCCTCAGCGTCGCATGCGGTGCTGTCGGACCAGCGGCGCCAGGCCTCGGCGTGGGCCTTGTCGGGCCAGCGGGTGGTGATGCCGGCGCCGACGGCATTGCCAGTCCAGAGATCGACGATGCGGGCGGCGTAGGGGTCGTTGCGCACGGCGTCGCGGGCCCGGCGCGCCACGGTGGGTGCGGCGGCACCAACCTCGGCCGTGGCGCTGCTGCCGGAGGCCGCCCAGCTCGAGGCACGGCTGTCCTGCGCCGCGGCATAGCCACGAAGGGCGTGCCAGGCATCACGAAGACGCCCCATCACCTGCTTCCCTCGCGGGAGAAGCTGGCGAAGGTCACGCTGGGGCGGCGCGCGGCGCTGTTCTCTGCGCCGTGCAGCACTGAAAGCGCGCGGCCCAGTTCTTCCAGCGAGCGGTATTCCACGGTGCGCCCGTCGAAGGTCACGCGCGTGGTGCCACCGGTGAAGGCCGCGGCCAGGACGGCGGCACGAGTTCCGGTAGGCTGCGCCAGCGCCCAGGCGAGGACGGTCGGGTTCATCACGTCCTCCTTCAGCGAAGCCAACCGTTGCGGGGCGCGAGCCAGCCGCGTGGGCGTTGGGTGTCAGTCGCGACCTGCGGCGGCGATGGAGGAGCGACATTCCCGCCGGTGGGAAGCTCGCCTGCTGGCAGCGACAGCGCATCGGCCATCCGTGCCCAGCGGCCGTCCCCCCAACCATCCATGCCGAGGGCCGCCGCGGCAGCACGCGCATAGACCCGGCAGTCCAGCGCCTCGTTGCGTTCCCTGGTCTTGACCCATTCGAGCCGGCGAAAGCCATTGCGGCCGGCGCGCGCGACGAATTGCTCGGCGGTCAGCTGGCGGCAGAATTCCTCGCTGGCCGCATGCAGCGGCAGGTGGACAAAGCCGGGCGGGAACGGATCGCCGCTCTCCGCGGTCGGCCGCTCCAGCTTCAGCCAACCGTAAGTCTCGCCCTTCAGAAAGGACGACCCCACCGGCCAGACCTTCAGCCCACCCAGCTTGCGGCCATTCCGCCGCACCTCCGTGGCCGAGGGCTGGCCGATCGCCGCCCGCAGCCCGTCCTGGCCCTTCACGGCAATGGCGCGCCCGGCACCGGCGCGACGCACGAAGGCATAGACCTCGGCGGTGGTCATGCCGTCGCCGCTGTCGATCGCCGTCATGGCGAGGCCGAGCCGGTGGCCGGAGGCATGCCGCCAGGTCTCGCCCAACAAGCCGCGCAGCTCGTCCCAGACCGCCGTCTCGAAGGGATTGCCCACCAGGATGCGGTGCTCGATCAGCCAGGACTGCCGATCCTGCGCCCAGGCCCAGATGCTGGCCTCGAGGCGGTCGCGCTGCACGTCGACACCGGCGGTCAGCAGCAGCCCCTCGGTTGCAATCGTGCCCGGCGCCCGTTCCTCGCGGCGATCGTAGAGCCGCTGCCAGTCTGGCGCCTCGCCGCTCTCCTGCCAGGTCTCGCCCAGGACCGTGTTCCGAAAAGTTTTGATGGCGCGGTCGTCGCCTTGGGCCGCTTCCCAATCCCGCACCGCTTGTGACCAGGAGAACCAGCCGACCGGCGAGTACAGCGCCGAGATGTGAAAGCCAATGGCGTGCGGATCCTGCGGGATGGCGGTGGGGCGCCATTCGCCGCCGGCCAGCATCGCGGTCTTGTGCTGCTCGCCGATCGCCCCGTCGCAGGCCTCGCAGAGATAGCGGGCGGTGTCGGGCTCGCCCTTGTCCCAGACCACCCGATCGAAGCGCAACCATTGCATCGCGGCGCAGTGCGGGCAGGGCAGGAAGAACCGCCGCTGGTCGCTGGCCAGATACTCCCGCTCGATGCGCGACAGGCCGGAGATGGTGGGCGTCGACACCAGCAGCGTCTTGCGCCGCCAGCCGAAGGTCCGCGCCCGCGCTTCGGCCAGCGCGACCGGATCACCTTCGCCCTCGACGTCACCGGGATAGGCGTCCACCTCGTCCAGGAACAGGAACCGGGCCGACATGGAGCGCAGGCCGACCGCGCTGTTGGCGCCGGTCATCACCAGCTGGCCGCCGGGGAACTCCTTGCTCAGCTGCCGATTGCCGCTGTCACGCGATCGGGCTGGGGCGACCCGCTGCCGAATGGCCGGCGTTTCCTCGACCAGTGGGTCGATGCGCTGGTCGGAGAAGCGCTTGGCCAGTTCGGTCGTGGGCTGCACCGCCAGCATTGGGCCCGGCGCGTGGTGGATGACGTAGCCAATCCAATTGTTCCCGCACTCGGTGCCGCCGACCTGCGCGCCCTTCATGAAGACCACGCGCCGCGCCGGATGTGCCGGCGACAGCGCGTCCATCACGTCGCGCAGATAGGGCGTGCGGTTGGTGCGCCACGGCCCCGGCTCGGCACTGCCGCGGGAACCGAGCATGCGGTGCTTATCGGCCCAGTCCGAGACCAGCAGCGCGGGCTCGGGTGCCATGCCGTCGCGCCAGGCCTGCAGGATCTCGGCTGCGCCGTCGAAGTTTCCGAGCTCGCCGATGATCTGTTCGCCCGTCATCATGTGACCGCCACGCGGACGTCGTTGCGCTCGGCCAGGTGCTGCCGCAGCCGGGCATCCATCAGCGTCTGCAGCCGATGGGCGTCGACGCCGAGTTCGGCCGCGAGTTCGGCGGCGATCCGGGCGGGCCAAGCGAGGATGGCATCGCGCTCCTCCTTGGCCAGGCGGTGCACCAGCATGAGCGCGCGAGCCTTCTCGACCAGCTGCCCGCGACGCTCATCAAGCCGGAGCTTGCGCTCCTGCGCCTTGAGCATCTCGTTCGCGGTACGCGCATTGTGGAAGCTGCTGCCACCCGCGGAGGGCGTGGGCAGCGGCTCCGGCAGGGGCGGGGCGACGAATGCCGGCCGCGGCGGCGGCGGCGGTGGCGAGGGCGAAGGCTGTACCGGTACCGGCGCCACCATGGCCGCCGTCTTGCGCGCCGGATCGCTGCTCGCGGCCAGCCGCGCGCGGACCTTCTCGACGTCCCAACCGCCGCCCGGTTCCTGCGCGATGCGGCCCGACTGGGCGGCCTTCTGCAGCGCGGTGTGCGAGATGCCAAGCCGGCGTGCCACCTCGCGCTGCGAGGCCACCAGCGCATCGGAAGCGGCTGCGATCATGATGTGATCGAACGCCTCCGATCTTAGCAATTTCATGCGCGCGAGATGCGCTTGGCTCACGCGCGGCACAGTGCGAATGGTCCGTCACACGCAGAGCATCACGCCCTGCACCACGACGGAGACCAGCATGACCGACCGCGCCGCCCGCGCCACCCGCAACCAGGAAAACAGCCTGGCGGCCTTCATGGCGAAGAAGGCCGAGTTCGACGCCCTCCTCGCGGAACTCACCCAGGCCAGCGCGGACCATTTCGGCGCGGACCCGGAGACGGTTCTCTGGGGCGAGGCGGCCTGGCTTTCGGACGCCACCGCGAAGCTGAAGGACATCGCAGACCAGCATTTCCGCCGCGGCGAATACGACCTCTGACGCGGGCAACTTCCGCATCGCCCCGACCGGGTTCAGCCCGGCGGGGCTCCCGGCAGTAGGGGCCGATGACCGGCACCCGGAACCGGAGACCACCACGATGACCAAGCTTTCCGACACTCAGCGCGTGATCCTAAGCGCTGCCGCGCAGCACGAGATAGGCCTT